AAACAACATTTAACATAGAAGACACTGGAGATGAACTAACAATAGCTTTTTGGGCTAAAAGAACTGACAATAATGATGAAGCTGTTATATTTGGTAATTCAGCTAGTGCTTCTTTTAAACGTTTGAACTTTGATTCTGATGGTGACACTTTAATTATAGAAAGTGATCAAAATGGTCAAACAGCTACTGGACCAGTTACAGCTGATACAAATTGGCATCATTACGCTATAACAATGGTAGGTCAAAGTGGTGGTAATCTTTGTGCTACTATTATATATGAAGATGGAGATGCTGTAACTACTACTAATAATAATTTTGGTGTTAGCGATGGTAAAGATTTGACTATAAATAGAATTGGTGCTGATGCAGCTGTTAGTGGTACAAAAGAGTTTAAAGGTTTGTTATACCAAGTGGCTATATGGACCGATAAATTAGAAGCTAATGAAGTTGCTGCAATATATAACTCAGGATCACCAATAGATATAGAAGGAAATTCAGGAGATTATGATAGCTCTTCTGAACTAGCCCATCTTTGGGACTTTAGAGAAGGATCTGGTAGTACAGCTGCTGATCAAGCTGGTAGTCTTAACGCTACTTTAAACGGTGATGCTGCTTTTTCTACAACAACACCTTCTTAATAATAAATAATAATTAATTTAAATTAAATAAAATGGCAAAAACAAAAAACAAAAAAGAAGATATAATAGACTTAAAACCTGAAAAAATAACTAATGAACAGTTAGTTAGTGTTCAGACAACAGTTAATAGTCTTAACAGGCTACAATTAGAAATAGGTATGTTTGAAACTAAAAAGCATAGAATACTTCATGAAATAGCTTCTTTAAATGATGAGTTAACTCGAATGCAGTCTGAGTTTGAAAAAGAATACGGTACTTTTGATATTGATATAAAAGACGGTAAAATAAATTATCCAAAAGAAAATGGCGAAGTTAATAAGAAAGATTAGTGTAGGTAAAGACTACAAAAATGACGCCATGCATTATGCTGTTGGCCAAGAGGTTTATGGTGGACATACTATTTGTGATATATTAGAAGAAGAAGATAAATTTTCTATTTATATTAAAAAGAACAAAGATGTATTGCCTTGGAAAGACTTTAATAAAAATATGGCTGTATCTGTAGAATATAACTTAGAGTACTAATGAAAAGTGTTTACAACTTTGTTGTAACACCAATAGGAGAAAGATATAACAATACTAAAAAAGTTGGTGATTCAGAATTAATACTTAATACTGAAATATTTAATCATCAATACGTAAATAGGAAAGCTAGTGTTATATCAACTCCAATTATTAGTGATACAGATATACAAGCTGGAGACGATGTTATAGTGCATCATAATGTTTTTCGTAGATGGCACAATGTAAAAGGTATAGAAAAAAATAGTAAAAGCTATTTTAATGAATCTACTTATTTTATAAGCCAAGATCAAATATTTTTGTATAAAAGATATTGGGAGTGGAAAACACCAAAAGGTTATTGCTGGGTTAAACCTTTAAAAGCTACAGATCAATTTAATATTGAACAAGAAAAACCTTTACAAGGTATTGTTAAATATTCTGATGGTACTGTAAACGTAAACGATATTGTAGGCTTTACACCAAATAGTGAGTATGAGTTTGTTATTGATGGTGAAAGACTATATAGAGTTTTATCTAAATTTATTACAATTAAATATGAATATCAAGGAGACGAAGAAGAATATAATCCTAGCTGGGCGCAAAGCAGTTGATGAGCTAATTAAGGTTGCAGAAGAAAAAATTATTACTAATACTGAAGATGATGTATCGGCTGATAGATTAAAAAACGCGGCAGCTACTAAAAAACTAGCTATATTTGACGCATTTGAAATACTTAACAGAATACAAGAAGAACAAAACTTACTCGAGGGTAAAACATCTGAAAAGAGAAAGGAAAAAGTCTTTAAAGGATTCGCAGAAGGTAGATCTAAGTAATGTACGATCAAAGTTTAGTTAATATAATAGAACCCATTAAAAAAACTACGATTACTAGAATGAATCGTGGTAAAAAATGGAAATATGGATATAACAAAGAGCATGATGTGGTTGTTATATCTAAAACAGGTAAAATAGGAGAAATATATGAAATTCAAAATCTTAAAATTGCTTTACCATCTATGCCCGTGCAAGTACATAAATTGCAAAAGGATAAGTGGTCAAGAATAGAACAACCAAAAGAATTATCACGTCTTAAAAATATATTTGATTGGAGGAGCTATCCAGAAGAATCAAAAGAACAATGGTTTGATTATATAGACGAGGAGTTTAAAAGAAGAGATGAAGGCTTCTGGTTTATGAATAATGGTAAGCCAACGTATATAGCGGGAACACATTATATGTATCTTCAATGGAGTAAAATAGATGTTGGAGCGCCTGATTTTAGAGAAGCAAATAGATTGTTCTATATATTTTGGGAAGCTTGTAAAGCTGATAAAAGATGTTATGGGATGTGTTACTTAAAGAACAGAAGATCAGGCTTTTCGTTCATGTCATCTGCTGAAACAGTTAATTTAGCTACTCTTGCAAGTGATAGTAGATATGGGATCTTATCTAAAACAGGTGCAGATGCTAAAAAGATGTTTACTGATAAAGTAGTTCCGATAAGCATAAACTATCCTTTCTTTTTTAAACCTATTCAAGATGGTATGGATCGTCCTAAGACAGAGTTAGCGTATAGAGTACCAGCAAGTAAATTTACTCGTAAAAAAATAACTTCTAATGAAAAGTTAGAAGAATTAGAAGGATTAGACACAACTATTGATTGGAAAAATACTGGAGATAATAGTTATGATGGTGAAAAACTAAATTTACTAGTACATGATGAAAGTGGCAAATGGGAGAGACCCGATAATATTTTAAACAACTGGAGAGTTACAAAAACATGTTTACGATTAGGTAGTAGAATTATTGGTAAATGTATGATGGGCTCTACTTCAAACGCATTAGATAAAGGTGGTGAAAATTTCAAAAAACTATACAGAGCGTCAGATGTCACGAGAAGAAATAGAAATGGTCAGACTAAGTCTGGTCTCTACTCTTTGTTTATCCCAATGGAATGGAACTACGAAGGATTTATTGACGAGTATGGAGTTCCAGTCTTTAATACTCCTGATGTCGATGTCTTCGCACCTGACGGCGAATTAATAGATATAGGTGTAATAGATAGCTGGCAAAATGAAGCTGATGGTTTGAAAGACGATCAAGATGCTTTAAATGAATTTTATCGTCAGTTTCCAAGAACTGAAGAGCACGCTTTTAGAGACGAAACAAAAAACAGTATATTTAATCTTGTAAAAATATACGAACAAATAGATTATAACGAAGAAATGTCTAGAACGCTAGGTATTACAACTGGTAATTTTCAATGGGTTAACGGTGTTAAAGATTCACAAGTAATTTTTTATCCAGATCCAAAAGGCAGGTTTAAAGTTAGCTGGGTTCCACCTCAGCAATTACAAAATAGAGTGGTACTTAAAAATGGTATTAAATATCCTGGTAATGAACACATGGGAGCATTTGGTTGTGACTCGTATGATATATCAGGAACCGTAGATGGAGAAGGATCTAAAGGAGCATTACACGGCTTAACCAGGTTTAGTATGGAGGACGCTCCTGCGAATAGCTTCTTTTTAGAGTACTTATCAAGACCACCTACGGCTGAAATATTTTTTGAAGACGTGTTGATGGCATTAGTTTTTTATGGAATGCCTATATTAGCAGAAAATAATAAACCTAGGTTATTATACTATTTAAGAAGAAGAGGTTATAGAGGTTTTAGTATGAATAGGCCAGATAAAGTCTGGAATAAACTATCAGTAGCAGAAAAAGAGGTAGGTGGAATACCAAACTCAAGTGAAGATATTAAACAAGCTCACGCGGCAGCTATTGAAATGTATATACAAGATCATGTTGGTATGAAGCAAGATGGTAGTTTTGGTGATTTATATTTTAACGCTTTATTAAATGATTGGGCAAAATTTGATATAAATAAAAGAACTAAATTTGATGCGTCTATAAGTTCTGGTTTAGCTATAATGGCAAATAATAGACATTTATATAGACCAAACGCAAAAGTTGAGAAATCAAAACTAAATATAAACATTTCCAAGTATAGTAATACTGGATTTAATTCACAAATAATAAAATAAATATGGCATATTCTAGTAACAGCTATTTTCCTAGTCAAACCGTAAGTGATGCTGAGAAGCTTAGTTATGATTATGGTTTAAAAGTAGCTAAAGCTATAGAGACTGAGTGGTTTAATAATGATTATAATAATAATAGGTATAGAAACAATATGAATAACTTTCATAACCTAAGATTATATGCTAGAGGCGAACAGTCGATACAAAAGTATAAGGATGAGTTATCTATAAACGGTGATTTGTCCTATTTAAATTTAGACTGGACACCTGTTCCAATTATTCCTAAATTTGTTGATATAGTTGTTAATGGTATAGCTGAAAGAACATATGATATAAAAGCATTTTCACAAGATCAATATGGAGTAGCTAAAAGAACACAATACATGGAATCTATTCTAGCAGATATGAGATCTAAAGAATTAGATGCTTTCGCTAAACAAGCTTTCGGTATTAATTTAACTGAAAATAATCCTGAGATACTACCTGAAACAGAAGAAGAATTAGGATTACACATGCAGCTTAGCTACAAGCAAGCTGTAGAGCTAGCAGAAGAACAAGCGTTAAGTGTTTTAATGGAAGGTAATAATTATGAACTTATAAAGAAAAGATTTTATTATGATTTAACGGTTCTTGGTATTGGAGCTGTAAAAAATAATTTTAATACTTCTGAAGGTGTTACTATAGACTATGTTGATCCAGCTAACTTAGTTTATTCTTATACTGATTCTCCTTATTTTGAAGACATATATTATGTTGGTGAGGTTAAATCTATTCCAGTAAATGAATTAGCTAAACAGTTTCCTCATTTAACAGAAAGCGATCTTGAGGATATAATGAAAAATAAATCTTATCATAGAAATAATAATCATAATAAATATAGTTCTGATAAAGAAGATAATAATAAAATACAAGTTTTATATTTTAATTATAAAACCTATATGAATGAAGTTTATAAAGTAAAAGAAACTGGAACTGGAGCTGATAAAGTAATACCTAAAGATGATTCGTTTAACCCACCGGAAAATATGGAAGGTGGTTATTCAAGATTACTAAGATCAATAGAGTGTTTGTATGAAGGAGCTATAATTTTAGGTACTGATAAACTTCTTAAGTGGGAAATGTCTAAAAATATGATGCGTCCTAAAAGTGATTTTACTAAAGTTAAAATGAATTACTCTATTGTAGCACCTAGAATGTATAATGGAAAAATAGAAAGTTTAGTAAAAAGAATAACTGGTTTTGCTGATATGATTCAATTAACACATCTAAAACTACAGCAAGTAATGTCAAGAATGGTTCCGGACGGTGTTTATTTAGATGCAGATGGATTAGCAGAGGTTGATTTAGGTAACGGAACTAATTATAATCCACAAGAAGCACTAAACATGTTCTTCCAAACTGGTTCTGTTATTGGTAGATCATTTACTCAAGATGGTGATATAAATCCTGGTAAAGTACCTATTAAAGAAATAACATCTGGATCAGGTGGTAATAAAATGCAAGCTTTAATTAGTACGTATAATTATTATCTACAAATGATAAGAGATGTAACCGGTTTAAACGAGGCTAGAGATGGTAGTATGCCAGATAAAAATGCTTTAGTTGGAGTTCAGAAGCTAGCAGCTGCTAATAGTAACACAGCCACAAGACATATCTTGCAAGCTGGTTTATTTTTAACAGCAGAAACAGCAGAGTGTTTATCTCTTAGAATATCTGATATAATTCAATACTCACCAACAAAAAATGCTTTCATACAAGCCATCGGAGCTCATAACGTTGCTACATTGGAAGAGATGTCAGAATTACATTTGTACGATTTTGGAATATTTATAGATTTAATGCCTGATGAAGAAGAAAAAGCTATGTTAGAAAATAACATACAAATGGCTCTTCAACAAAAGAATATAGAACTAGAAGATGCTATTGATCTTAGAGAGATCAAGAACGTAAAGCTAGCTAATCAAATGTTGAAAATAAGAAGAAAAAAGAAACAAGATAGAGATAGAAAGTTACAATTAGAAAATATACAGGCTCAATCTCAATCTAATACTCAAGCTGCGCAAGCAGCTGCTCAAATAGAAGTTCAAAAGAACCAAGCGTTAACACAAAGCGATTTACAGTTAGAACAAGTTAAAGCTAAATTAGAAGCTGAAAAAATGATGCAAGAAGTTGAATATAAAAAACAACTTATGCAGTTAGAGTTTGAAATGAGTATGCAGTTAAAAAATTTAGAGGTTAGCGGTATGAAAGAAAGAGAAAAACAGAAAGAAGATAGAAAAGATGAAAGAACAAAAATTCAAGCCTCTCAACAAAGTGAGATGATTGAACAAAGAAATAGTGGAAAACCACCTAAAAACTTTGAGTCTGCAGGTAATGATATACTAGGTGGCGGATTTGATTTAGGTGCGTTTGACCCTAAGTAAAAATTATTAATTATTATTATATTATATTATGGAAGAAAAAGATGAACAAGTAGTTGAAGAAACTACACAAGAGGCAACTGAACAAGTTGATGAAACAAAATTTGAAAGCGCTGATGACGATAGCGTAATTAAAGTAGATTTAAATAAACCTCCAACACTAAAAGAAGATGAAGCTAAAGAAGATAACACTGACGATAGCATAGTAGTTGAAGAGTCTGAAAAAATTGAGTCTACAGAAAAACAAGAAGAAGTACAACCGGAAGAAGAAGTACAAGAAACTACAGCTTTAGAAGAAATTACTGAAGATTCAACAGAAGAAGAAGTTGCTGAAGTAGAAGAAAAAGTTGAAGAAGCTATAGCTGAAGCAGAAGCTACCGGTAAGCCACTACCAGAAAATATTCAAAAGTTAATGGACTTTATGGAAGAAACTGGTGGAGATTTAAGTGACTATGTAAAGCTTAATCAAGATTACTCAAAGCTAGATGATCAAAATTTATTATATGAGTATTATAAGCAAACAAAACCTCATTTAAACAACGAAGAAATTAACTTCCTTATGGAAGATTCGTTCTCTTACGATGAAGAAGTTGATGAAGAAAGAGATATACGAAGAAAAAAATTAGCGTTAAAAGAGCAAGTTGCCAACGCTAGAGCCCATTTGGACGGGCAAAAGTCCAAGTACTATGAAGATATCAAAGCTGGTTCAAAGCTCACGAGTGAGCAACAGAAAGCAGTTGATTTCTTTAATAGGTATAACAAGGAGTCAGAAGTAACTAAAAAAGCAGTTAAAAAGAACTCTGATAT